GAGAACATGATCCCAGCCGCCTGATCCAGCGTAACTTCGGGATGATGCTCGCGCAGCATTGCCCACAGCATCTGACCGAGGACGCTAAGCTGGGGATGCCCGCTCCTGAAGTTGGCAACGATCGACGGCATATCGACCTTCAGCGCACCTTCCATGATGGTGATGACGCTAAAGTCCAGCCGTAGTGTCAGCGATATGTCGCCGACCGTTACCTGTTCTTCATGCCCGAACGCTACCAGGCTCATTAGGAGCCGCTCTCACCCGTTCCCTGCTCCTGATCGCCGGTAACGCGGAACGTCGCCGTGGACGTGATCTTGGCGCCGGCTGACATCGTATCGGGCGCATACTTCTTCACGAAAGCATGGGTGACGATGTTCCAATCCGCCGCTCCGGTTCCGCTGTCGTCAGGAATGACGATACGGATGCAGCGGGTCGTTCCAGCGTCCTTCGCCGCAGTGAGCAACAGATCCGTTGCAGAGCCGGGGACGTAGTTGAGCGTGGCGGTGAACTCGCCGCCATCGATCAGGCCGGCGATGAACTCCTTACGGCGTCCAGGCGACTTGAGGTGCGTTGCCTCAACTTCATCAACCTCGTCGCTGGGAAAGCCGCACTCAACGACCTCCACAAGTTCGAAGAGATTGGCTTCGGTATTGTCGGTAGAAACGTGGAGCTCACCGCCCCAGCCGATCCGGGCCTCGGTCATTGGTATTGCCCTCCTTAGGAGTGGTGGATGATCAGGTCTGCTGATTTGCGGAAAATGATTGTTTCCCCGTCCCGCTCGGGAATGTCGCGCGGGCCTAAAGCGATGTCCGCCCGCTGAAAGGTGTTGCCGTTAGATGTTCCACCAGGGACCAAAGCCGCGAGAACGGCTTCCATGATCGCCTGCTTTGAAGCGTAAGTGTCGGTCCAAACGTCTATCTGGACCCGCGCCGCCTCAAGATCCCAGCTCTTCAGCGTTTGCGGTCTCAGCTGCGTTACATCGAGCAAGGTAACGTATGGGCGGGCAATGTTCTGCGGCGCGTTTTCCCAGTAGCTCTTTGCGCCTACCAATGCCGTCACACCCGCAGCGACACGAAGCCGCGCGAGTAGCGCACCCTGCCAATCCATCTAGAGCTTTGCCCGCTTCCTCGCCGCTCTGTCAGCGGCCTTCTTGATCTCAACCCAAAGCTCTGTGCCGATGATCTGCTCAGCCTTTTCCTTGTTGTGCTCCCATGCCGGACGCATGAACGGGTGCGCTGGCATCTTGAATGTGCCGAACTCCTGAAACAGACCGCGACTTAGGGCGGTGCCAACATGGACCTCTGCCACCCCTAGCGCTCCGGCCTTGTATGCGCTCGACCGCTGGCGCCGCGTCAGTTGCGTGCCCGTGATGATGCTGATCTCCAGCCTGCCCGTATCTTTCGGAGCAAGTGAACTGGCTTCATCATCGATCGGCTTGGCGGCCTTCTTCAGTGTACGAACGAGAATGTTCTTCTGCGTCGATTTCTTGCCGACTTCGGCGAGCGCCTGATCGGAACCGGTCAACCACTCTACCTTGGCCGTAATGTCGCTCACAGCTTCCTCATGCCGGTGAAACGGATGGTCTTGGTGTCGAGCGGCGCAATCTCGCTCAGATCCCAATAGGAGCTGAGATAGGAAATGCGGTCCTTCGTGGTTACGGCTTTCAGTGTCGTTGACGTTTCGCATTCGAACGTGGCGGTTTGGTGAGCGCCTTCCTGTGCTGCCTCGCGCTTTTCCTGCGCGGTTCCAAACCTGACATATGCTCTGCGCGTGGCGTAGGTTGACCAAACCGGAAGCTGATCTGCGTATTCGTTTTCCGTTTCCGTCGCCCGTTCGAAGACAATCAGCTCCGTCCGCTGGCTTGCGCTGGGCATCAGTAAGCCGAAACCGGGCTGATATCTTCAAGCAGTGAAGTCACAGCAAAAGCGATCTCGCTAGAGACAATGCCGGTCATGGCCGCTTCCCTGAACTCGAACCAATGTCCGATTAGAATGAGCATCGCCCGCTTGCCTATCAGATACGCTTCGTCGGTGGCCGCCAATGCCCCACCAGTATAGGTGACGGTGATCGTCCCGCCCGTGATCAGGTCTGGAAAGCTATCGCTTACCGCTGGGCCAATCCTGACTGGAAAACCAAGGTTCGCAACGAAACCCGTATAGTCTGCGTCGTCATCAGGATCGGCGGTCGTGGAATATGTCACCGATCCAACGCTCGTTACCGGATAGCGCCAGATCTCCAGATAATCGCCCCAGCGCGTGAATGTCTCAGTGCGCTCGCCCCCGACAAACAGAAGGCGGCTGCAACGCTCGACATAGGCTCTGGCTGGCGCAATCAATGACGTGATGAAGGCGTCCTGGCTGTTGTCGTCATCCATCCGACATTGAGATTTCGCCTCACTGAGGGAAACGGGCTCAGCCAACCTTAGCGTCCTTTCCGTCGCGACCGCGTTTTACGGCTAATCTCCAGCCGCTTTCAGGAGTATCGGGCTTCGCATCGGTCTGCTTCTGGGCGATCCACAAGGATCCTCCCCAGCTCACGGCATCTCCGGGTTGATAAGTATCTCCAGCCCTGTAGACGCCACGGTCGATCACGGTCGGCCATTTGAGGGTGAACACCTTCTCCTCACCGCCGCGGCGAAACGCTAGTTCGATCGTGCGATCATCGTCGAGCACGCCTACATCTAGATCGTCAAAGCCCAGACCAGGTTCACCAGGCTCACCTTTGGCCGGCTCTCTCGCCTCAAGATAGCGAAGACGTTCAGCGATCGGCTTCACCGCGCGAATGACAAGCTCGCGAATGACTGGCGCGAAAGCTTTCACGAGGACTTCCACGTCGCCTTGCTTCATCTCTTCACCTCAGGCTGCGAGCAGGAAGTCGTTGTCATGTTCGATCCAATCCATGTTCGATCGCGCGTCAGCCATTTCGATGGTCCGGATGCTGGCGATAGTGCGAACGCCGATCTCGAAGTGCGCCCGATCCTGAGCCTCGCCAACCTCCAGCACGCCGATGGTCTTGACGGTGCCGACGAAGTTTGCGCTGTCGCTGGATTCGCTAGCGTAGAACTGGCTGTAATTGACANCCCGCCGCGGCTTCTCCGGATGGCCGAAACCGCGATTTGCCTGCGATCCAAATGAGACGCTTGCCTGGAAGAACTCGTTGGCGTTCTCGACCAGCGCCGGGAAAATGTTTTCCTGTTCTGCCGTGCCGACAACGGCATCGAAAAACGTCTGCGCGTTAGCAAGCAAGTCTGGCTGAAGATTGACAGGCCCTACCTGGACCGCAGCATCAAAGAACTCAGAGGAGTTTGCAAACAGATCCGGTAAAAGGCCTACCTGACCGCCCACTATCGAATGAGTGAAGAATGTCTGCGCGTTGGTGAACAGGGCCGGAGCTAGAATGACATCGCCAACCGCGATGGAGGGGCTATGAAACTCCTGTACGTTAGCGAACAGCGAAGCGGTTAGGGCAACTCCGCCAGTCGCAATCGTTGGAGAGAAAAACGTCTGCGAGTTCGAAAACAGAGCAGGGACGAGATCGACATTTCCCTCAGCCAACGACGGTGAGAAGAAGATCTGAAGATTCGTGAACAGAGATGGCGCTAGTGTCGTAGCGCCAACGGTTATCGACGGACCGTAGAATGTCTGAGCATTTGTGAACAGCGATGGTGTGAGTGCCACCGCTCCTGCGGAAACGGTCGAAACATTGAAGGTCTGAGAGTTGGTAAATAGCGATGGCGCCAGCGTCGTGGCACCAGTGGTAATTGTCGGAGCGAAAAAGGTTTGTGTGTTCGTGATAAGAGACGGTGTTAAAGTGACTGCGCCAGCGGCAACCGAGGTAGCAAAAAACGCCTGATCATTCGTGAATAGAGACGGCGTCAAACTTTGCAGATTGGCTACAGTCGCAGCCGGAAAGCTGGATGTGTTTGTGAACAGCGACGGAGTTAGAGCAACAGGCCCTGCCGAAACTGTAGCGGCCGGAAAGTCCGAAGTGTTGGTAAACAGCCCCGGAGTAAGAACTAGTGCTGCTGACGTACTTCCGTTGAATCCATCGAAATCTACGCGGACGGGGCTGGCGTCGCCCGAATAGGCACCGCACTGGAACCCGACTCGGACGGCCGAGAGCTCAATCTGCGATGTTTCTGAGCCGAGATCAGTCCAACTGGCAGGCGGG